GAGTGAAATCACACACTCTTCAAGGCTCCCGATGGTGCCGCGTCTATCGTCTACTCGATAGAGCTTCACCGCCATATCGTATTGCGCTTCTTCAAGCGGATATGAGACCCCATCAAACTTGTAAGTTGCCATTTTTCGCTCTCCTATCTACCATCGAATTTTTGAGCCAGTAACATCAGCTCGTTTGCGATCACCATAAGACCGTCCCGCATCATGTCTCGTGCGTCCTGCTCAAGGTTTGAGAATCCGATCTTTCTGACCCACTTGTTGGTGTCGGCCTCAAATTCTCTGAAACGCTTCATAAGGTCGCGATACCGCGCGTTCACCTCTTCTGGAGGAACTGTTTTTCGCTCTGGTAGCTTGCGCGCCTTGCCGTCTTTACCGGTGCGCTTTTCAACTGGCGCATCTGCGCCAGTTGGCTTGCGTTGTCTCCTCACGGTATCTTTGCTGACGCCGGTCTCGGCGGCGATGACGCGGTTAGATTTACCTGGATTGTCGGCTATAGCCTTCGCGGCATACTCGCTGGCTGGAACGTATCGAGCGCCGCAATTACATCCGGCACGGGCCGAAGCGCCGCAATCAACGCATAGATATGGCAGTGAACTCATGCTCCGGCTCCACTCACTTCCCCGCGCAGCCGATCGAGCAGCGCCAGCGCTTCTTTCACTCCGAACCGCTCAGCTACGAACGCAACGATGGCATCGAGCGCGGAGGTCGCAGTACGCAGGGCGCGCTTATCGCTCTGCTTTTCTGTCAGCTCGCGAATGATCTCCAGGAACCGTGCCACGTCCTTCTCAGAAGGCTGGCAGGTCGGTTCACCCCAGAAGGATTTCTCCGGCCGCGACATCACGCGGCACGCTCGTAGGGTATCTCGACACCGCGGATCAGGCGAAAATCGACCTTGCGGAACAGGTCATTGAGCGTGCCATCGTTGATGAGATGCACGTCGGGAGCTATGCTCTCGATATACGCCTCCGACTCGTGCTTACCCACGTCTAGGGTGTTGTCCGGGCGGGTAATGCGGGCTAGGGCGCCGCCAAAGTGGAAGATCGCCGCTGCCTCGTTGGGGAAGCGCACATCGTCGGCGACGATATACTCCTCCATATCCATGTGAGCTTGAACCCGGCGCTTCCAGGCGTTGACCCAAAAGTTGGGGCTGACACGGTTGCGGAAGAAATCGGTTCCAAGTTCCTGAAGGACAGACCGCGGCGTTCTGTCGCCGAGGATGTCGCATGGAGTCTCCTTCAGATCGCCATCGAGGTGTCGATCATTAAGGTCGACTACCCGTAGCATGTCCTTGAGGGGGTCGGCGAAACGGACCCGGACGAAGCCCCATTGCTCGATCAAGTAGCGAGCGACTGTGGTCTTCCCGCACCCCGCGAATCCTGACAGCCCGATAACCCTAACCATTGTTTAGCCTTGACTTTTCCTGGATTCTGACAAATATGTCAGTGATGCTGACTTACGCCGCAGCAACGAACTGATCCTCAGTCATGTCTGAGGGATAGCCGTCGCTACCGCGAAGCGCTGCGTCTGGATTCCGCGCGGCTACCCGCGCAACCTCCATCGGATACCCGAGCGAAAGGATATAGAGTTCAACCATGGCTTGCTCTTCCCGCAGCTTCGCTGGGTCTTTCTTACGCATGGCTAAAATTTGTTTGATGGCCTTGACATTGAAGCCGCGCCCCCTAGCTTCCTTATACAAATCGCTTATGAGGCCAGCGATCTGTTCGCGTTCCTCGAAGTGGCGCTCAGCCCGCTCGATGATCTCGCGGAGTTCGGTAGCGGTCTCGGAAGGGAGCAGGTTGGTATCGGACATCGGAGTAGAGCTTTCGTGTATCTGACAGGGGTAATAACGGGTAAATACCCGGACTGTCAATGGGGTCCAACTCGCGTGGTGCGCGCGGGTCATTTTTCTTTGGTGGGGCTTGAGGGAAAATGCTGATGGCAAAGAGACGTGGACCTGGACGACCACGGACCCAGGCGGGGTCCGGGGAAGAATCGATCTATGCGATCTTGAGGCGTATAGATCAGCGCCTGCTGAAGCTTGGGCTGACTGATCGAGCCGCTAGCGTGGCAACGAATATGTCGCGCGACCTCTTGCACTCGATCCGCAAGCAGGCCCGCAAAGGCACTCAGCACGGCATGAATGTGACGACACTACATGCGCTGGCGCGGGTATTACAGACCTCGCCAGAATGGTTGAGCCTTGGCACCGGGCCGGAGGATATCAGCAGTAATGGCAATGCTCATACCCCTGCCCCGATCCAGCCGTCACCACAAACGCTGCGTGGGCGTGCCCGAAGAGCAAGAGCTGTTGTGGAGGAGGCGCTTGCGCATAAGCGAGCACTAGCTGATCGTATTAGGCGCTGGGTCTACGAGTCGGTTGCTGCCAATCGGATCGACTCGTCGATTGCTGACGAGCTGATGCGGATGACCTACGAAACAAACAACAACTAAAAAAGGGACAGAAAGCGTCAAGTCATATCTTGGCGCTTTGTTCCACCCCTGGGTCATAATGTCGCATTCAGGATAGGATTTTCATCTTCCTGTACCCGACATCGTCGGGTAGTAACATTGCCCCTATGCGCAATGGTAGCCGTCCAAGCGGAGGAAGAAAGGAATGCCCACCTACAACGTACATGACCGTATCGTTCTCACCCGCGCGATCAGCCATGCACTTGGTATCGTCAACGCCGGACAAACCGGGGAGGTAATCGACGTTGACGACAATGGTGACCTAATGGTGCTGCTCGACCGAGATCACCCAGACTTACGTCACCTGAATAATATGTTGCCGGTGCGTAGCGCCTTGACCGGTACACTCCGCCTAAGCCGATGGATACCCGATCCGTTGCGCAAGATGTTCCGTAAGACGCCGATCAGCGCTGTCTTAATCGGCTGCGCGTTGTTACCGCTAACCGGGGTTCATTACGAGCATCGCGCTTCTGCCAATACGCCGTTACTACCGAACCTTCCCGCCGTAACTTCTTCGACCTGCGCGCTGCCGATTAAGCCAACGAAGACGGTCATTCTGCCTGTAGAGTTGCACGCGATCTGACCAGAGTTTATTACCCGCCCGCCTATTGACACCCGCTGATACCCGACCTATATAAGGGGGTAGAAATTCCGCAGAGGAATCTACCCCCTTGCCCCTTTCGCCGCTAGAGAGAGTGTCCGCCGTGTCCTCAGGAGACCGCGCTATCGCGGTCCACCTGAGCACGGCGCTTGCACATCGACTCAAGCTGGAGCCGCGCGGCAAGGTCCGTGTTGAGCATGCTGGCGATTGGTTAGTTCTCTCCCGCACCAACGGTGCCGAGCCATCCTTCCTGATCGCATATCCAATCGTAGGCGGATACGCCTTGACCATTCGCGCCATGTTCATGCCCCGCGTCACCGTACCAGGCGGGCGGGTAACATTGCCATACATCATACGCGAGAACTGCGTCCTCGTCGATCTCCGCCCACTCAGAGGAGCCAAGGAATGAACGTCACCGACGTAGTTACTGTGCATGCACCTGGTACAGTCCCGGTGCAACAGCCCAGCTCGTCCGCCACCCTGACGAGCATGATCCTAAGTGCGGCGCGTGATCCATCCATTCCATTGGAGCGCGTCGAGCGCCTGATGGAGATGTTCAGAACCGAGAAGGACGAGGAGCGCAAGCTCGCCTTCCGCGAGTCGATGGCTTCGGCGCAGAATGAAATGCGCGCAGTTACAACCGACAAGCGGAACGATCAGACCAGGTCGCGTTACGCTACCTATGCGCAGCTCGACAGCGCTATTCGCCCCATCTACACCAAGCACGGCTTCGCGGTGTCCTATGACACAGAGACTATCTTAGACAGTCGCGGCGTCGAATATCTGCGCGTGTGGATGTTTCTGTCTCATGACGATGGTCACGAGACCAAGCGCCACATCGATATGCCTATCGTGACCAAGGGTCCGAAGGGCAATGATGTCATGACGCCAATCCACGCTACCGGGTCAGCGCTCACCTACGGCAAGCGCTACCTTCTTGGCGGCGTTTTCAACATCGCTGTAGGCGATCTGGACGATGACGGCAACGCCGCTGGTGGAAACACCGCAATTACGAACAGTGATGTCCCGATCTCAGATGGTGAAGTAAAAGTCATTCTAGAATTGGTCGAGGAGGCGGGGATCAACCTAGACGACTACCTGCAATTCCGCAGGATTGAGAGCATCGAGGACCTGACAAAAAGCCAGTTCTCCGGCGCGGTCGGGCAACTGCAACAGCGCAAGAGAAACAAGAAGGAGAAGGAGGAGCAAGCTAAGGCTAAGGCTACCGCTGGAGCCACAGCATGACGATCGAACTCGAACAGGGTTCATGGGAGTGGAAACTGGCACGCTGCGGTAAGGCCACGGGCTCACGTATCGCTGATGCAGTCGATCGTCTCAAGAAGGGTGGCTGGTCAGCTCGCGCCAGGGACTATCTCGACGAACTCGTGAGCGAGCGCCTGACCGGCATTCCGTGCGATCACTTTGTGTCTCACGATATGCAATGGGGCATCGATCGCGAGGATGAGGCGTGTGACTACTACACGTTTCTACTCGACGAACCGTTGGATCGAATCGGATTCGTGCCACATCCACATATCCCCATGTCCGGCGCATCTCCGGATCGGCTGCTCATCAATGCGCCTGGATTGGTTCAGGTCAAGTGCCCGAAGACGCACAATCATATGAAGCTGTGGCATCGAGGCGAAATCAATCCAGATTACATCATCCAGTGCCAATGGGAAATGGCGTGCAGACCAGAGCGCGAGTTCTGCGATTTTATCTCGTTCGATCCTCGCGTGAGTGATGACTTCAAGCTCTGGCGCAAGCGGCTGTATCGCGACGAGAAGATGATAACCGAGTTGGAGCGGGAAGTCTCGGCCTTTCTAGACATCGTTAATGGTGAGGTCGAGGCGTTTCGCGCCAAGCACAATCTCGATGAATCGGAACTGGTGGCAGCATGAAGGAGCTTTTCCACGTTCGGGATTTGAGCGGAAAAATCGTCGACGGTCCCTTCGAGAGCAAGATGCAAGCCAAGCGTCGTCGTGACGAGTTTCAGGGCGGCAAGATCAATCCCGATCAAGTCGCTCCAGTTGTTGAGCGCAAATTCTTTGTGACGTTCGGCAAGAACCACCACACCAAGCAGCAGCTAGGAAAATGGTGAAATGAGCGCTGATCGATATGGGCTGAAAGTCTTCGCGTTCGAGCCTTTGAAGTACGTCATGGGTCTCGCCAATCACGGCAATGCCACACGACACGAATCCGGCAAGCTGCTCGATGCTTACTTCAATCTCATCGACAAGACGCTGGCCGAACGGCATCCCAATCTCATCAACAACACCCCACTGTGGGACCGCAAGCGGCAACCAGCAAGGAGCTAACCGTGCCCAAGTCCAAGAGCAAAGAGTACATGGTCGTTGACCACACCAGCATGACCAATGAGGTCGAGCTGGAAGGCAACTTGTCCCGCCACGCCGAGCGCGGCTGGCAGGTCAAACAAATGAACGAGCGCTTCGTGATCTTCGAGCGTTGAGCCAGAAAAACGGACGGCTGGGTGATGAGGATCGCGACGCCATCAGGAGGCGGTGGCTCGCGACTCTCACTTACCTGATCCCGAAATATCCACCGCTACCAGACCGACTATTCGATCAGGCCCATGACGAAATTCAATCCCGAGCTGCCGACGCTCTCCATGGTCGTCGAGCCGAAGAACGAGCATGGCGGCATCCGCCTGCGGCCGGGTGACGGCTACGCCGAAGAAGCTCTGAGCCGGATACCGTATGGAACGGAGCTTGAAATCAAATTTTACCAGCGGCGTTCATACCCGAAGCTCAAGTTATACTGGGCAGTTCTCGGTAAGATCGTCAAAAACTACGACGACAAGTATGGCACGTCGGAGAACCTGCACGATGTGCTCAAGATAACGCAGGGCTATTGCCGCAGGGTAAAGGCGATCGGTGTTGGTCCTGCTGCGCAGACGGTCGACTCGATCATCCTGCGCATGCGCGTTTGTTGGAAAGCGGCCAACTCAGTGCAGAAGGCGCTACATGGCGTCGTCGACATCGCGCCACTCCTGCGCGGTCTGGAGCAGATCGCCGCAAAGCTCAATGAACTGAAAGAAATCGTTGGCGACACCATCGTTCTGCCGGGTTCAATATCGTTCGCCAAGATGAGCACGGCTGACTTCGACGTCTACTTCGACAAGAGCATGTTGCAACTTGAGACGGCAGGATATCCGGTTTCGGAAGTCATCAAAGAAGTTGGACGCGATCAAAAACGCATACCATTTGGAGGTAGTTATGGGTCAGGCAAAGGACCGTGCGGCGGAGATCGCCGAGTTGAAGGCGAAGGGGCCGAAAGAGAAGAAGCGGCATAAACGGCTATTTAGCGACGCTAAAGTCGACACCTCCTTTCATTGGAAGAATGCCGCCGCCAAGGCTGAGGCACTGCAAGACTACTCGTTCCAGATTCCGCGCAACTCCGCACAATTGACCGCGGACGTAAACAGCGGACGCATCGCGCATAAGTATGTGCAGCCGGTGAAGATCAGAATCCAGACCAAGGTGGAGATCGATAAGTCTGGTCAACCGCAACAACCGAAGAAGATCACTCTGGTGCCTGAACGTAAGCTCAAGCCGGAGGACTTCTTCATTCACGCTTTGGCTATGGCTGATATCACCAAGGGTAACGGGTTTCGCCAGCCTAGCGCCAAGGAAAAGAACTTCAAAAGCACGTCGCTGATGGAGAAGCTGTCGATCAAGATGGGTGTATCAGAACCTCGCACAGGACCCGAACGCTCTGAGCGCGGCGAGAAAAAGCATACAGCTCAAATCGAGTGCAATGTTCGTATCGTTCTCGACAGGTTGATAGATCAATACCCAGATCGTGCCCTCAAGGCCAAGAATGAGGAACGCTACGTGAATTGGTTTGTCGGCAAGGTAATGGAGGCGTTGGGCAGCACTCCTGATATGGAAACACTCACTACTCTAGTGAAGGAGCGCATACAGGAACGTCACCAGACCCTCGGCGATCTACTGATTACACAACGTGTCAGGCAGGCAATGCAGGAGGCGGCATGAGGCGCGTGATATTAGAATCTCCCTACGCAGCAGATACTGGTGAGGGGATAGATAAGAACGTCGAATATGCTCGTCGCTGCGTTCGAGATTCACTCTCCCGTGGCGAAGCACCAATTGCTTCTCATCTTCTCTATACGCAACGTGGAATCCTTCGGGACGAAATTCCAGAGGAGCGTCAGTGGGGCATCGATGCTGGTCTGACATGGCGTGCGGTAGCAGAAGCATCAGTTGTCTACGTGGATCGCGGTATGAGTAGTGGAATGCGATACGGCATTCAAGCCGCAAGAAAAGCGGGTATCCCAGTGGAATTTCGCATGATCAATGACATGCTGGTGGATGCAGAATGAGTGAGCGCACATTCAGGACTCTCTTGCTCGCCTCACTACTGCTTGCCGAAAGCGTAGCTGTATTCTGCGTGTTCTACATGATCCATGGTGGTTTTAAGCTGTGAGTATTCTTGCCGCTGGTTCATTCCGCGTTAGCGACTACCGCAAGGCAATCCCGGATTGGGTGAAAGTCGTCTGCGCGATCCGCGCATACCCGACGTGGGTAGAAGGACCCCTGGAGGCATGGGTACGGAGCCTGCGCTATGACCACCGTCCTCCGCTCCAGGATAGACCCTACAATGTAGATAAGGGTGACTTCATCCCTCCACAGAACGATCCCGATCACATCGAGGCGATCCACATCAAGAAGCATGACGAGCGCACCTTCGGGCGTAAGCAGGATGCCGAGAAGGTAGTGACCACACGCGGCTCTGACCTCGGCGAGGCGGCGCACATCCGAACGGTGAGCGACACCGAGGCGATCCACCAAGCCAAAATGGCGAGCAAGAATGGTGATTATGCCGAAGCAGCGCGCATCCTTGGCAACGTCAAGCAGAAGAAACGGTTGCAGCCGAAGAAGAAGATTCAAAGCCGCGGGTTCCAAAAACGAACACCCCTGCGGCACCTGGACGCGGGTAATGCGACTTGAATAAGCGGGTGTCGGCGGGTATATAACCAAAGACAAAAGCGCTCATCCTGTCCGCGACAAAACGACCGCAGGAACATGAAAACAGTAGTCCCCAACTTCTCCTAAGCCCGTTCATCGTCCTGTGGGGATTACTGGCGGCCTGACCCTATAAGTCGCCCCGAAGCGGGTAGAGTTTCCCCTTTGCTGCTTCGGCTCGCTTGTGGTCAGGCCGCACTAATTTCGATGAGGAAGACGATGACCGTTTTTGCCGTCTGCGACATCGAAACCACCGGGCTGGACCCGAACGACGATGCAGTCATCGAGATAGCATGCGCTGACGTTGTAAATGGAAGCCTCGATTATCCACCGCGCTGCGCCTGGGTATTTCCAGGACGTGATATTTCACCGGAAGCATCGGCTGTTCATCACATCATCAATAAGGATGTGGAGCATGCGCCGCCAGCGAAGGAGATCATTCCAGAAATTCTCAAGCCGGAGCGCGAAGAGGTAATCTACGTCGCCCATAATTGCTCATTTGAGCAAAGTTTCCTCCATCATTATCTACCCGCTGACGCGCGATGGCTCTGCACCTACAAAGCAGCTCTTCGGGTATGGCCAGAGTTCCCTGGTCATTCCAATCAAGCTCTTCGTTACTATCTCGATCTCCAAGTCAATCGCCAGATTGCTGACCAGGCGCACCGCGCTGCTCCTGATGCCTACGTGACGGCTCATCTGCTCTGCGAGCTGATGAAGCATGCCAGCGTCGAGGACATGATTGCATGGACG